ATAACAACAAGTCCACCCCAGCATAATTTCGTGTTTGGCCTTCGAGTCTAGCGCCGAGATTAACGGCATCTCCGATGACGGAATAGTCAAATCTAATTTCTGATCCCATGTTCCCGACAATACACTCCCCTGTGCTAATGCCGATCCCGACATTAATAGGAGGTAGATTGAGAGGAGCAAGTTCTTCATTTAATTCCTTTGTTGCTTCTAATACTTCTAATGCTGATTTGACTGCCAGATTGGCATGATCTTCACAATCAAGGGGTGCATTCCAAAAAGCCATAATACAATCGCCCATATACTTGTCGATTGTTCCTCTATTATTTATAATGATCTTCGTTTGTACATCCAAGAACTTGTTTATCAGTTCTACTAGTCCTTCAGGATCATCTCTGTTCTTATAAGCCTCTGAGATCGGAGTGAAACCACATATATCCATGAACATGAATGTCATCTCTTTACGCTCACCACCTAACTTGAGTTTACTTGGATCTTTCTGTAGTTCCTCAACCATCTCAGGCGATAAATACTTTTGGAACTGTTTCTTAATTTGTTCTTTGAGTTGATAAGTTTTATAGTATTTGTTAAAAGAAGCATGTCCGAAAACTATCATGGAGAACATTGATGACACGAAAGTATCGATCAGAACGAGCTCATAAATCCACAAATAGTAACCCAACCCCACCTGAAATCCAACAATACCTAGACTCGCTATCCCCGAAAGAACTGTGGGAAAAGTGTAGACCACTGCCAATATTCCTAGAAGGCTTATCAGAAGAAGAAAAGTTTCTACGAATTCAAGATAGTAGGATTGTTGTATTCGAACTTCTTGCAAGACGGTTTGGATTTGGTTTGCTTGAACTTCGTGGGGATACAATACTCCCACTGGAGTTGAAATTGGATTATTCAGACCCTCAGCAGTCAGACCCCATATTACAACCTTGTTTGTAAGATCACTTTGAGGTAAATCACTAGCAGAGATTCTATCGAAACTATTCCAATAACTGATCATGATATCGCTTGTAGGAGTAGTTTCGATGGGAGGTTGTTTACCCATTCTAATCCATTCTATGCCTACTTCAGGTGTTACTTTAGTTTGATAACTGTCTTGATTGAATAGTACTCTTAATGTTTCGAGTGCGAGAGATGGATAGATAACATCATTTGCTGAGACAATTAGTGGTGCCGATCTAATAGTGTTATCAAAATTAGGCGTACCTTCAACTGAAGGTGTCGCTACAGTTACACCCACTCCCCATGATGCGTTTTCGAGTTGTGGTATAGGTGAACTTATTCCGTTAAAGTTCCAAATAGATTCACTTATATCTCCCCCACCGAAAGTCGTTGTTGGTACATAAGGAGAAGAACCTGTATCTTTTTGATTAGTTGGAGAACTGGATAATAAACTCAATCTTTGGTCTAATGCGTTAGCAAAGGTTGCGTCCTGGCCAAACCGATCTTCTTCAGCAAATTTTATTGCGAATACATGAGTCAAAGATTCAGATGAATTCATCATCAAATCTGCATAGATATTTCTAGGCCAAGGAAACTGACCGTATTCTTCTAGGGATTTTTCATCGATGTCTACTAGAACAATATCATCTACATGTTCTATTTGTTTTTGTTGATGTAGAAAATCAAACCATGACCATGATATGTTTTCTATAAAATATGGATTCCAAACTTTGAGACCGAATAATAAACCGATTGTTACAAGAACAGTTTTCCAATTATACATTTAACTCGTTTTCTAATTTAAGAATATAATCTTTCATATCGATTATCCATGACTTCATTCTGTTTGCTTGTTTTAAATGAAAGTCTTTACTATGTCCTCTACTTGCAAGTTCCATATGATAATCGTGTGTCTTTAATGCAAATGCTATTGCATCTTGATATGGCCATCTGACCACTGAAGTAAAAGTTCTCTTCGATTGTTTGGCTTCTTTTGACACTCAAAACAACTCCTACATTCCATTTTCAGGATAAGTGGTCATCTTTTCAAGCCATGTTGTATTGCGACCAGCTTTCTTTTCTTCCCAATCTGTTATTGCTCTTTTAATACTGTCTTCTGCTAGAACACTACAATGAATTTTGATTGGTGGTAATTCTAATGCCTCTGCTATCTCTTTATCTTTAATCTCTTTTGCCTCTTCGATTGTTTTACCTATTAACATATCTACGAACATGCTACTAGAGGCAATAGCAGAACCACACCCATATGTTTTAAACTTAACATCAATAATCTCTTCTGTTTCTGGATCAAGTTTGAGATCAAGTTTCATAACATCACCACATGCAGGTGCACCTGTCATTCCTGTTGCGACATTTGGGTCATTGGGGTCGAATCTACCGACACCATGAGCACCTGGATTATTAGTGACCGCTTCGAACCTGTCGAGTACTTTCTTTGAGTATGGCATTAGTTACCTTGAGTTACCGTGACTGAACAACCACCCACTGTAACACATGTTTGTGTAAGTGAATAAGATTGTGTTGTATTACCTTGTTGTATGAGTGTGAGATCGGTTGTCTCTGAACCTTGTAATGTGATATACGCTGTATGAGTACCAGTTCCTTTCTGCATTAAGTCTGTTGTAGAATCATCAGCAGTTCCGTAATAATAGATTCTTGCGTATTTTGATCCTGAGTCTTGTTGCCAGATTTCTGTTGTTGTACCATCGGCATGTACATCTAAAAATGTATCATGATCTCCTTTCTGAGTAACATCTACAATATTATTGTTACCCCAAATATGAGCACCATATGTTGCACCGTCTTCTTGATCGATTGTAATATCATTACCTGAACCGTCAACATCTCCGCCCCATGACTTACCAGAACCCCACCAAGGTACCCAACTGATTGTATTGCCTGCACCTTTTTGTGTAAAGTTGAATGTGTTGTTTGCATGATCAAAAGAAAAATTGATTGTGTTACCATAACCAATCTGATCAATATTAAGTTCTAAGTTATCACCACTATTCAGTTGTTCTATATGAACATGATTATGTCCCTCACCTGCATATGTTTCCATTGCTAGTGTGAAGACTACTAGTGTTAGTAAAAATGTTATTGGTCCTATTCTCATAATAACTATTTAGTTGTTTTGATTAATGAAAATCTCAATTGACGGGTCTGTTCCGAACTGCAACAAACCGACATATCCGTCTATATTTAGGTCTAAAAATCCTGATCTACTAGTACCATTCACAATAACAATTTCAATTGTGCCTGCTACATTTCTATAAAAGTAGAGATCACCATCTTGTACGAATATATTAAACTGAGAATCTTTATTAAATCCTATCTGACCACCTTGTAATTGAACTGCACCTGTACCAGCAGTTTCTTGAACATCAGCAAGTGTGACTGTGGTTCTTTCTAGTTCTTCTACCACATCTAGAAGATCGACCAGAAAGTCGACATCTAAGAAGTCTATATCTAATTCTGAAAATTCTAATTCACCTGTGTCTGCTAATGCATCTGTCTCTAATTCATTGAACTCTAAGAAGTCAACATCTAATATGCCTTGATCTTGATCTTGTTCATCTCGATATGCATCTTCCATTTGATCTCTCACCTCTTCAGGTGGGTTTACAATAAACATATTGTCGATCATGTTTGGTGTAATATTTGCAAGTGTAACAGTTGATGCTGGTGGAGAATCAAACGAGTTTACCATTGTGGCTTGATATGCTTCGTTTAATGTAACTGAACCACCATCGTTAGTAACAACAATCTCACCACTTGCATTACCATCATCATCAGGTAGCAAGATCACCAAACTCCTGCCGATCTCATCGACCGTGGTGGTGAAATCCGTTCCGTTGATTGTAATTTGTGCAGCTGGTGTATTGACTTTTATGTTTTTCTTTTTGATACGATTGCCTAAACCAGATGTAAATCTTGCAGTGCCTTGAACCATGTTCAAAGACATTCTAGATAAATTTGGATCAGGATCGTAATACACCTCATCGATGTAGGCGTATGTGTTCTCTGTCATGTCGAGAACTTCATCATCTAAAAAGACGATCTTCATTCGACCGTTACCAGTCTGAGCTTCGTCTTTTAAAAGTATTTCGGTACCGACTGAATTGCCAACCGACTCACTATTACGAGTGATTGTTCCGATACCCTTTGACTCAGTTATATCACCGATAGGGTTAGCCGAAACTAACCCCACCGTAAATAACAAATTAAGAATCGTTAGCTGAGTCTTTTTGATTGATCTGAATGATTGCATTGTCAGATGTTACATCTAAAGTAATCATACTTGTAGGTGATGAACAACCAGAAGCACCTGTAGGACAAGTACCTGTTAACTGATTGATATCAACATCAGCAGAATCACCTTCTAATGTAAAGTTAAGACTTGAATCACTCGCATCATTTTGTAAAGTATTGATATTGTTACTGTCACCAGTAATATCAAAGTTCCAAGTTAAGTTATCAGCTTCCCAATCGATGTCGAAAACATTTGAACTACCGATCATTACTAGATCAGCGTTTAATGATTCAGAACTGGCCGCACTACCTTGATCTATATCAAAAGTATTACTACTACCAGTTACATCAAAATTAATATTCGAACTGTCAGCACTACCAACATCTCCGATCTTCCAGTCTATTACATTAGAATCACCTGTGAAATCTAATTTGTAATATGAACTATCAGCGGTAACAGGTCCAAAAAGGATGTTACTGTTACCTGTGAAATCTAAATCAAACTCTAATGAAGAACCTGTAATTGCCATGGCACTTCCTAGGTTGCCTGAAGATGCATTATCTCCGCCGATCTTGTTACCAAAACCAACTTGGTCAATGTAAAGTTTCAAAGTATCACCAGTTTGTGTGATCTTAATTTCGTTATCATCGGTGGCCTGTGCGAAAAGAATATTAGTCGACATTAAAAGCACTAAGCTTATACTAAGTATTTTATTCATTTTCGTTATACCCCTCTTTTATAGGATGTTTCTCGTTTTTACCACTTGTCAATTCATGTGGATGACGATGATCACCCTCTATTACCCAAAAACCTCTATCGTGTCCTTGGTATATTAATTCAAGTACAGCTGCTTCAATAGCAGTTCGTACTGCGAAAGTCACCGACTCATTATTACCCACTCCATCCTCGATCTCTACCAATTGTGTCCCTTGTTCGATGAATCTAAAAACATCACCACCTGAACCGACACTCAAAATAGTTTTTCGAGTTTGTACATTTAATAAAACTTCGCCAGTCAATACTGATACTGCTCTCATGGATACAGTCACTATGTCTTGACGATACATTCGGGAGAATCCAATACCGAGAGTTCTTGCGCCTGAACCTCCCGTTTTATAATTGGTATCGTACCCGATGATGCCACCCTCGATAATCATTCCTGCGAATAACAAGGGTTGCAAACCTTGTGGATCAGTATCAGTTGCCTTAGCATAATCTTGCCTTGCACTTCTAATAATTTGGCGCTCTCTTATAAGTGCATCAATGCCATTTCGTTCAACAACTCTGAACCATGTTCCGTTTCCTGCTGTCTTTAATGCATCAATTACCATCTCTACACCACCTTGAGTTACGGCAGTTGAGAATGATGCAATGTTTTCAACAGATTTTCTTTGACCTGTTTTGTCTAAAAAATTATAGACTGTTACTACTGGTTTTTCTTTTGCTGGAGGTAAATTAAGTAGTTCTAAGTAACTTGGGAGTTTGACTACTTCTGGATTTTCGATACAAATGTATCTACGAGATACCGACTTCGCTACGCCAGTGACAACATCTTTACTCCAGCCCTCACTATACTTACCTGTTTCATAAGCACATTGAGCTGGTTCTTCTGACCACTGAGGTGTTAAAGCACAGCCTGTCAGTAAAATGACAGCTAGTACCCCTATATATGTTTTAATTGGTTTTAAGAAATTAGCCATCGCCATCACCACCGCCTGTATCAGGATCTTGACCGAAGTTACCTGTACCGACTGGTATTTCTATCACTGTCTCAGTGCCATCTTCACTAACTACAGTCAGTCTGATAAACTCAGCACCTGATTCATCTGTAATTACTTCCCATGTGATGATATTTCCCTCTAATGCGAATGACCCAAATCCTGCTGGATTATCATTTGCAAACATAGATTCAACTAATTGTTTTGCAAACTGAGCATAGATTCTGGATTCTAGGTTTCTAATAAATTTGGCTAAGGTTGAATTTTCCGCCTCTCTTTCGGCTGCCTTTCTAGCAGACTCTAGAGCGTCTTCAATTGCTTTTTTCCTTGAGAACTCTTGGTTCTCAATGGTAAGATAGTGAGCGCCTGTGCCGACACCACTAAAGCTTGGATTTTTAAATCCAAATTTGATCTCATCTGCTTGTGCAAATGGTACTAGTAAAAATAAACTAAGAATTATCTTCTTCATTCTGTTTTTCCTTCTCCTTAAATTCAAGAACAGTTTCGAGTTTTTGTTTCAAACGAATCTGATCTTGATCCAACATTCGCACTTGATCTATCAGTTTTATCAAGGTCATGTGTTGGTCTTCAATAATTGGTTCTAATTTCTCAGTGACATATCTCCAAACATAGTATATGAAGTAGCCCATTCCTAGAGATAGCAGTACTGCAAATCCGTAATCGTTAACTACTTGTACTATCCAATCCACAGTTCTAATCTCTTCGACTATCTATTTTTCCCTCTTCGACAAAGTTTTCTGCTCTCGCAATCCTGTCTGTATCTGGTTTTAAGTCTAATGCTTGAGATATCATAAGATCGATCTTAATGATCTCATTGTTCATAACACGAACTCTATTCTCCAACATTTTTACAAATCCATTTAGAGTTGAAATGTTGTCGAGTACGCCGTCTAAGATATATTTGAGAGTGATGAAGATAAAAAACGCCATAACTATTGCTGTAGCAACAGGTATACCAAGCTCTTCAATCAAAACCATTATATCTTCCATACTGTTATTTATACTTTTCACTTAGTAGGAGACAAAAAAAAGGGCGCCGAAGCGCCCTAAAACATTATTGTTATTATTTATTCTTCTGATTCCGAATCATCGTCACCATCTGAATCTCTGAGCTGTGCATGAATTTCATTGATTACAGCTGCTTTTGTACCTGATTTCTTGACTTTCAGGTTGTTTTTTTCAGCAAAATCGACCAACTGAACTTTAGTTAATGTCTTAAGTTCGGCCTTGCTTGTGATTCCGTTACCATTTACATCTGCCACTGGTGCAGGCGCTGGTGCTGGAGCAGGTCTACTTACTGGTGTAGTAGATTTACCAGATTCTTTTTTGTTGAAGAATACTTGGTAGATTACTGCAACTACTACGATTGCTACAATTATATATTCCATGGTTTTCTCCTATTAATAGAATGTTACCATGATAACATAAACCTTACTTATCTAAAAGGGGGTTTTTGTCTTTTGCTTTACCAATTGCTAATGCAAGGACTTCTAGCCACTTATATACTTTAGCCCATAATTTGTCATCAGCGGGTGTAGGTGTAAGTGCAACAATGACACTACAAATTGAAATTACTACTGGTATAACCATTAGTAAGTTCCATATACCCATGATGAAGTCTATTATTCCTGAAAACATATGTGTTTCCTCCTTTCGTATCTATATTTATATTAGTTTTTTGTTCCGATAGAGTATTTTGCAGTTAACTTCCAATCTTTCTTATCTTTAAAAGATACGATTTTAATCTGAGAAAGTGGTGCTTTTGGCTCTTGGATTTGTTGAGGTCGTACAACAGTTAATAGATTCCATTGTACTAGAAGATCGATGATGGTGTTTCGTCTACCTATATCTGATTCATCTAGATTGGTTTGTTTGCCATCTAACATGAATAACTCTTTGAAGTGTACGATATAGTATAGACCTTTTTTGTGAAGAATGTGGCAAGATTGGAAGAGTTCTGGTTCTTTTCTAGAAGCGACACCGATACGAGTCAATGTCTCTCTTATTTTAAGAAAGTCATCCTTTTCGGGAAATTTTACCTCTACTAGATTGTTTATTATTTCGTCCATCTTGTTGTCCACCGACACCCATACTCTGTTTCAATTCACGATACTGTTTATCATCTAACAGTTCAGCATACTCTTTGGCCTTCTGAGTAGATACATTGTAATAGTCTCTGATTGTATCAAGTTTCTTACTCTCGTAAGGTTTTTGCCATTTCGAAAATCGATTTCGTTTTCTAAGGGTATTTATCAAAAACGAGTACTGAAGACGACTTTCCAACGAGTGATGGACATTCATTTCGTTAATGAGCATGATTGCATCTTGGTGATAAGATAATGCACGATTTACCAGAAAAGGTTGATAAGATTTCTCAGCAACCTCATCTGGCATAATATCGACTTTAGAGTATGAGACACTCTTGACAAAGTCGAATGGGTTGATTTTATTACTAGGCAAGTTCTCTACCTGAGTCGGCAAGATTTCTTGTGACTTCTTGAACAAGATCGGCGCCTGTTCTACCTTCTACTAAAAGATATCTTCTATCAGAACCATCATTTACAAGTCTTTCAATTCTGCCGTCCATATATTGTGTATCTACTACACCTTTGACTGCATCTTTTTTAGTCTTTGCAGTTTCATACCACATAGAAGTTAAACTATGGGCATGTATAGCAACAACATTATTTCTATATTGTTCTGCTAGAAGAATTTGTTTTTGTAATTTTACTCTCTCTTTATACTCTGTCATTTTTTTGTCCCCTTTCAAATAATTTATTGGCCTGTCTTTGCATAGACTTTTCTATTTGTCTATCAAACCATTTACGAAACCATTGTCTGAGTTTACCCATTATTTGAATTTACACTCTGACATGATCTCAGTTAAACAAGCTGTGAAATTAATCTCAGCATCCATAGCGAAAGCAGATTTGTATTGATAATCTGCAATCAACAAAACACAGGCAGGTATAGAACTAGGTTCTAATCTTTGTTCTAAAGTATTAAATACTTTTCTATATAGAGAATTAAAGTCTTGATCTGAATTTTGACCGACCCACTTTCTCATGCCTGACCAGTTTTTGTCTTGTAACATATCAATTAGAGGTGTAAGTTTCTCTTCTGATAGAGTTGCGAGAAGACCTGTATCGATCTCACCACTAACACCATATCTTTGAACTTCATTTAAACATCTACGAAAATCAGGAAAGAACTTGATTATAAGTTCTACTAATACCTTATCATCATACTTAATGTTTTCTAAATCACATATATCACATAATCTTTTATGGAAGTCCGATGCGAGTCTTTGTTTTTGTTTTGGTGAAATGTTAAAATCAACTACAGTACATCTTGAATGTAAAGCAGGAATGATTCTGTTCTTGTAATTACATGTAAAAATAAATCTACAATTACTTGAGAACTCTTCGATAAAGTTTCTCAATGCAGGTTGAACTGAGTCTGCTGAAATATAATCTGCCTCGTCAAGTATCACGATCTTAGAACCACCAGATAATGAAACAGTTGAAGCAAAGTTTTTGATTTTTGTTCTGAGTGTATCAATGAGACGACCTTCATCTGAACCATTGATCACGATATAATCTGCACCTAATTCATTACATAGTGCCTTTGCGATTGTTGTTTTACCGATACCAGCAGAACCTGACAAGAGCAGATTTGGTATCTGCCCTTGTTTAACAAATTCTTTGAAAGTATCTTTTGTTGATTTTGGAAGTATCGTATCTTCAATAGTCTGAGGTCGATACTTCTCTACAAATAAATATTCGTTACTCATAAGTGATCAAAGCCCTCCCAATGATCGTGATATCTACCCAATGATGATGAGATTGAGATATCGCCCATGAAAGAAGCGGAGACTAGCACTTCAAACACACTAAAAGATTTATACATTATACTTTGAGTCTGGCTCAAGAGCAATGAAGTACTCTAAGTCTACATCTTTATTCTTGAAGTTGGATATTCCTTTAGAAGAAACATACACTTCATAATTACCTTCAAGGACTTTTAAGTTCTCAATCTTGAAGTTCATTGAATAAGAAACACCGTTACCTTCACCAACGATTCTTGAGAATACATTTGATGTGGCATTTTTCTTATCTGTCACTATCAGTTTGATAGTTGTACCATCTGATTCAAGTACAAGATCATTTACACCTAAAACACTTGCAGCTTTCTGTAATTCAGAAAGAAGTGAAGATGAAATATCAACCTTGATCTCTGCATCTGGCATTGTAATCATTTTCTCAGGCGAAGTTACCATACCTTCACTTGCATAAAAATAGGTCATTGCACTTGAGTTATCTGAAATCGAAACACTCTGATCATTGAAATCGAAATCAGGATTATCTAACAACGAAGTTGCACCTAAGAACTCGGTTAGATTGTAAATACTAAACTCTTGGTTGAAACTTTCAGGAACAGTTGCAACTGCCAAGATATTTTTCATTTGTGATATAGTCTTCAACTGATTACCAGCTTCGACTTTGATACCACTGTTAATAGTAGCGAAGTTTTTTAAGACACTTCGAGTCTCAGAACTAATTTTCATTTAAGTCTCCTTCTTTGTCATGCACATGTAACATAAACAAGGCATAGTGCAAAACTTTCAACAAGTCTGCTCTGTTTCTGCCTCCCTTTTTACCGTATCGTTGTGCATACTTCATTATATTTCCGATACAAAAACCTTCACCGTGTCCTGAATCAATAATAAACTCAGTACTTTGGTATTTGTTCAACGAATAATGTTGATCATATGTATTGTCAATATACGAAGCAAACTCCTTGAGGAGTTTGTCTTCGTTGTATTTGTAATCAATACTCATTGGATTCATTATACTCGTTCTCTTCGATTTCGTCTAGTGAGTTTTCATCACTGTCTAAATCGACCCCAGCATCAACTTTGGTGTAGAGGTCGAGAACAGCGTTTCTAGTATCTTCATCGAATCTTGAGATACACATTTCAATAGACTTCATTCTGTCACCGAACATTCTGAAAGCGTTTACAATGTGAACAAGTCTTCTTGTTGTAATCACATCATCAATCGCACCTTCGTAGTAGGTCTTTCTGATCACATCAGCCCAATCTACTAACTTGTCACAAAACTCTTGATCGACTTCACCAGTCAGAGCCATTTCTTTAGAGAGAATCTTCTTCTCAACAGTGACAGCAGGATATTCCTGTTGCATAGTGATCGCAAACCTTTCAAGCATTGCTTCGTTCATGATCTGAGTACCGATGAACTTACCATCATCTGAACCTTGACCTTTCGTATTTGCAGTAGCAAGAATTGTGAAACCTGGTGTAGGTTGTACCCACTCACCAGTCTTTTTGATCAAGTAACCTTTGCCTTCTAGAACTGACTGAAGACACATTAACTTGTTTGAACCAAGATCGACTTCATCTAAAAGAAGTACGGCACCTTTTCTCATCGCTTTGATAACAGGACCTTCTCTGAAAGTAATGTTACCATTTTGAAGAGTATGACCACCCATTAGATCATCTTCATCGGTCTCGATTGTAATATTGACTCTGAACAACTCTCTTTTGAGTTGAGCACAAACCTGTTCGATCATTAGAGTCTTACCGTTACCAGAAAGACCTGTCACGAAAACAGGGAAGAAAATCTTAGACTTGATAATGTTCTTCACATCCCTAAAGTGACCAAACGGAACATAGTTTGACATCTTCTCAGGTATGATCTTGACATTGTCTTCGATTATGTTGATTGACTCAGTTTGAGCCGCAACTGGCATATTCTGACTTGGGGCAGATTGTGGTATAATCGCCTTAGGTTGAATAGGTGTTGAAACATTTAACAACGGTGACAAGTCAAAAGCAGTCTTGTCTGAGTTGGTAAATGGATATTTCTTTGACTTGACCCAATAAGGTACATAGTCAAGTTTAGATAAATCTTCTTTTGAGAGAACTGTCTGTTCACCAAAAGTAGACTTTACGGTTGCAATGAACTCTAGTTTGTCTGGTGACAACCTGAAGTTCTTGCCATTTGATAACGAAATAGTATCTGTCATATAGCCTCCATAGTTAATCTCATCATTTGATTCCATCCTACTATAAAAGTAGGGTCATTGTCAAGCGTTAATTTACTCAATTGGTTTCAATAATCTCCCGAGATCGATATCAATCGATGTCTTTTTACCTTTTCTCATCGTATCATACGAGTCATTATTAACCCAATATCTAAACGCTTTACATTCGACTTGTTCATCAGCACATTCTTGTTGCCTCGGACATTCGAACTTTGTGCAAGGGCCTTCACCGATAAATGCGATTGCCTCTGCGAACTTGTCAATATTCATAGTATTGATTCTCTCCATTATGCTATCTCCTTAATGAATTCGTTTGTTAAGAACCTTGAAGTCTTTTTGTTTCTTTGGTTCTTCTTAAATGCGGCCATGATTCTTGATTTCTTGGCATCTTTAAGATCGTCTGAAAGTGTATCATCACTTGAAGCAGCCAGACCAGTAGCAGATGTTAAGAACATCTTGTTATAGCCGTGACAGTCAACGATGTGACCTTCTTTTCTAATTTTTCTCCATGTCGCATCGAAGTCGAAAGAATAAGTATCTTCTAAGATGTGATACATGGTCTGTCTGAAATCTGCCTTCTTGGAAAACACAAAGTAACCTGTGATGGTGACGCCTGTGGTCTTGGATATCCAGTCTAGTAGATTCTGAGTTGTTTGAAACTCATTTCTATCATAGTAACCTTTGTTTTGTGCGAGAAGATATGGCTTCTTGCTGTATGGGTCAATTAGATATCTGTCTTGTTTGACTCTCCAGTTATCATCACTCTCTGACATTTGTTCTGCCATTTGATCTCTCTCAACATCTGATTGAGATATCTTATCGCAACTGTGGGAGAAACCATCGGTGATCACCGTAAGAATTGACTTTTCAACCATGTATTTCTTGTTGAATATAGGAAGTAACTTTCTCAAACCGATGATTGAGTGATCAAGTGGAGTACCACCAAGATCATAGCCTGAAGGACCAAAGTCATACATGTAGTTGTATTCAAGATCATACAATGACAAACCTGACATTTCTTCGATCATTTCTTCTACTTTTTTAGGTACATTCCATGTATATTTTCTGTACATGAAGTTGAAGTATAATAGTTGAACAATAGTCAGAGCGAACTGAAAGTCTCTGCTTGACATTTCGTTAGAGAAAATCTCAATCAACTTAGGTTCACCTCTCCAGTAATTATCACCTGAAGTAGGAGCCGCATCTGAGAACAGATAGATTCTGAATGGTATCTGAACTTTTCTACAGAACTCTGCAAGAATCATTGCTTGTTCTAGAATGTCTTTGATCTCAGCAGAAATAGAACCAGACCAGTCGATAAGAACTGTAACACCGTGGTTCTTACCTTCTGGTAGATAAGTAACTCTTTTGAATACATCATCAACAATCTGATACTTAGCAAGTCTGTTCATATCAAGTTCACCAGACTTTGCGATCTGAGCTTTGATTGCTCTCTGAGCAGTTTGTCTCATTTCAAATTCTTTTGCCATGTGGGCAACAATTGATTTGTTTTTGTTCTTGAAATAGTTTCTAAGATTCGGACTAATCATATTAGCAAGTTTGACTTGTTGTTCTTTTTTCTCTTTGTAGTAATCACCTGCATCAGTAATAACAGGACCATCTGTGAATTTCTTCCAGTCTTTGATAACATCTTTGTAAGAGTAAACAAGATTGTCTGCAAGAGCTTCAAAGTCTTTGATCTCTGTATAAGTTTTGATCACAGCATTTTCATCAATGAATTGATCTTCATTGTTATGTGCAAAGTGTTCTGTCAGAGCTTCTTTTGCACCATCTTCAGGATCATAAGAACCGCCTTGACCACCTTTGTCACCAGTTGCCTTCTCTGTTTCTTCAGTCTCTTCGGCTTCTTCATCGTCTAACTCTGGTAACTTGTCTTCAGTTGATTCTCCGTCTGTCTCTTCTTCTTCAGACTCTTCTTCATCATCGTCACCCCAATCTGAAGAACTTAAATCATCTTCGTATTCATCTTCATCTTCGTCTTCAGCATCAACATGAACATTTGTAATTGCTTTGTCTAGATCGTCTCTGACTTCATTCTCTTTTGACCACTCGTAGATTGCAGTAGCAACTTGAACAACATCATCCCAAGTCTCACAATCTTCAGCAGCTTTTAAGAATACTTTTTCTTCATCTGTTAACTCGATCTCAACTCTTGATCCGCATTTTGTGATCAGATTGATCTTGTCGATCAATGAAAGTGATTGAAGGTCTCTACCTTTAATACCAAAGAAGTCTTTTTCCATCAATTCATTATATGCCTTGAAGAAAGACTTTCTTAGACCAGTAAACTTCTCTCTGATTTTTCTTTCGATTCTAACATCTTCAACAACATTAAGATAACCCTTGAGAGTTCTGTTTTCTTTTAGAGTAGAGTGTAGACCCTCATAAGGAGTGTGTAATGCATGACCAACTTCATGACCCATAAACAGATCATAAAGTTCTGAAGATATATCATCTTTAAATGTAGGACATGCCAAGATTCTATTCTTGACATCAAAGTATGCAGTAGGAATCTTTTTGTGTTGAACAGTAATGTTCTCAGAAGCCATCAACTTCGCAAGATTCGATTTTTGTGTTTTTAAGTTCTCATTCATGTGTCCATCCTACAATAAAACCAAGGTCATTGTCAAGCATTAGTTTAGCAAGGGCCGTCAGGTAATGCCTCAAATCTCAAATTGATAAGTGCCTCGCATATCTCATCATCGTCTTTACTGTAAGGTACATTCTCATTACCAAATTCTTCTGCTATCGCATCGATAACACCCCATACGCCTTTTGCATCGAATATTTCGAATACATCATCAGCGATATTGTCTAATATTGCATCATTTATTAAATTACTCATAATATCTCCTTCTCTATTCTAGGAAAGGATACTATAAGTTGGGGGTCATTGTCAAGCTTTAGATTAGCTTGATTGTGTCTTCATTTAGATTGAGATCATCCACAGGGAACTGTGGCATTTGTTTTGACGGTTCTTCTGAGAACCAAAGTGAGATTGTATATCTTGGGTGTCTTCTGACTTTCTCTACACCATGCCAGATATAAATGCCTTGGAATAGGAGACCAGCGCCTGTTACAGGTTCATAAACCTGATCGTCTGGTACATAAGTTCGACCACCTCTATAATTATCATTGAGATATAATATTGTGGTCCATTGTCTTGCAGGATAATTTGTTTCTGTACCTGCGGATTGTTCTTGATTCGAATATGTATCTAAGTGTGGTTCTTGAACACCACCTATTGGCCATTCATTGAGAGATATCATTTCAGGCCATACAACTTGACCACTCAATAATCTGATTTCACCTACTAGATGATAGATCACCCTAAAAATCATATCTCGAAAGTATTGGTTATGAATGTGCATGAAACGAATACCAGTATAATCTGATCCGTCTCCTACACCTTTTAAATGTGGGTGTTCTTTAAAAAACTGTATTAATTCGTTGCACTCTTCAGGCGTTAGCAACTCGTGAACCATCTTCGGAGGCAGAACTTGATTCGGTCTCTTCTCTATCATCCACGGTTCTTCCTGATTCTTCACTTTTTTCTTTTTGCTCTGCGAAGTATCGTGCAAGGGCCATTCGTTGTTCATATTCTATTCTTTTCTTTCGCTCTTTTGGTCTTGCTTTGAGAGCTCGTTCTAATTTCAATCTAGATGCTCTTTGTATGAATAATATACCATTCAAATGGTCACATTCATGTTGTACACATCTAGCAGCCATACCTTCTAATACTAGGGTATGTGATTCACCTTGTTCGTCTTGATATTCTAATTCAATAGTTTTTGATCTCTTGATCATGAGATAGATATCAGGAAACGATAGACAACCTTCTTTTAAGTTATCTGTTTCTTGAGAAACTCTAGTGATTTTTGGATTGAAGAAACCTACTGTACCCTTATCAGCAGTTTTCATTACAAACATTTTGTATGGTAAACCTACTTGATTAGCAGATAGACCTAAACCACCATACTTTTCCATTGCCTCTGCCATATTCTCGACAATAGTTTTAGGGTCTTCTTTTGGATTATCAAAGTCGAACTCTGGTGGTGGAGTTCTTAAGACCTTTGATGCTTCTTCAATTAATTCTAACATAGTATATTATTTATGTAACTGCAATACGGCTGAAGTTCTTATGTTTCTCAAATCTTATTACTTCTTCAAACTTATCGTACAGTTGATCTCCTTTATGGGATATAATAAATGCATTTGTCTTTTCTGTCAATGTGTTTAATAGCCTTAAAAAGTCTTCTGTACCTTGGTTGTCTAATGAAGAATCGAAAACTTCGTCTAATATCAATAAGTTAGTGTTCACTGAGTTCTTCATTCTTGCGACTGCTCTCCATGTAAATAACAATGCAAGATCAACTCTCATCTTTTCACCTTGAGAGAAGTTATCATACTTAAATACATCACGGAATCTGGACTTAATTGTCTCTTCGAAGTTTTCATCGAGTTCAAAACCAACATAGAATTCTAGATTGGCAAGATACTTGTTAATCAGTTTATTCATTATAGGAACATACTGTTTTATGATCTTGGACTTAATCCCTTCGTCCCTAAGCAACAATGTGGCGATTTCGAAGTAATGACTTCTGTTCGTTAAATCTTCTTTTTTACTTAAGAGGGTAGATAGCGTCTCTTCACTGGTTGTTAAACGATCTTGGACACCATCATCACCAGATATATTCTTTCTAAGTTCTTCTATTTGACCATTAAGTTTGTGTATATATTTCTGATTCGATGTCACTTCTGTTTGTGCAAGACCAATCTCTCTTTGAATCTCTGTTATTTCTTCACTAACTCTAACGATTCTTTGGAGTTCATCGTTGAGGTCTTTGACCTGTTGATCAAGTGTTGACAGCGCCGTCTTGATCTCTGTGACTTTATCCTGTTTCTCCTTAATGCATTTCTCTTTGTGTTCATCATCTAGGTCCTGTTTACATGTCGGGCAGTTGTCGTGGTCTTCGTAGAATTCAATATCTGCAATTGCTTTCTTTCTAGCAGTTTCGAGTTGTTTCTCCAACTCAACAACTTGTTTGAGTTTATCCTGTGTAGAATCTTGATTCTTGATGGTGGATTCGAGCGCCACCACATTTTCCGTCTTTTCATCTATGTTCCCCATTAAAGATTGAATGTTATCTTCTGTTTCTTTCACGGTTTTTTCATACTTAGATATTTGTTCATCACGATTCTTTTGAAGAGCCGATAGCTGTTCATTAAGACCATTGATTCTCTCTTCTAAGAGATCAATTTCATGACCAGTTTCTTTCACTTCTACATTATGATTCGCAATCTTTTTTCTGAGTATGTCTTTCATAGTCGAAAAGATTGATATGTCTAGTAAGTCTTCAACTAACTTTCTTCTGTCTCTAGCACGAAGTTGCATAAAGGGAGTGAAGTTAGCAGACCCTAGAATTGCCACTTGAGTAAAGGAACGATGACTCATCTTGAGTATGTTCTTTTCTAAATGGTCTTGATAGTCTCTCATGGTTGCATCTTGATTAACTAATGTTTTGCCAAGATATAATTCAAACTTATTAGGTTTGGCACCACGAATGACTTTGTAAGATTTATTACCTACATCAAACTCAACTTCAACAACTAAATCTTTCATGTTGATTGAGTTAATCAATAGGTCTTTTTTGAGATTTCTGAATCCTTTACCATATAAACCAAAACAAAGTGCATCGAGTAAAGTAGATTTACCTGCACCATTGTCACCCACAATTAAAGTTGTAGATGAACGATTGAGTTCAATAGTAGTAAACTTGTTGCCAGATGAAAGGAGGTTCTTCCATTTGACAGTTTTAAATGTTATCATAGATAATTGTGTTCGTCCAGAGCTTCATTATACAATGAAGTGACTAAATTTGATAGTTGGTTTTTATCGCCTTGTACTTCTAAATTTTCGACATACTTATGGAGTATCGTTAATGTATCTTCGACACCTTCCATTTCTTCGTCTGATAATAAGTCCATATGTTTATGATCATCTACTACTGATAGATGTAGTGGATTTGCTTTGTGCAATTTATCTAACATCGCATCAAACCAATATGGATTTTCTTTGTTGACTACGATTACTTTTACGAATTTGTTTTCGTATTTGGAGTAATCTTGATTAGAGATTGATTCGAATGATTCTTCTGTATCATCATACATAATCTTTTCGAACATTTTTATTGGATTATGGATAGGACTGATCTCTGTTGTTTCAGTATCAAAGATATGAAAATACTTTTCATCACCATAATCTGACCATGTGAATTGCA